AGCAGCAACCAATACCGGAGATCGGTCAGCAGCAACCAATACCGGATATCAGTCAGCAGCAACCAATACCGGAGATCAGTCAGCAGCAACCAATACCGGAGATCGGTCAGCAGCAACCAATACCGGAAATCGGTCAGCAGCAATCGTCGAAGGAAAAGAAAGCATTGCGTTAGCTGCAGGAATTAAATCAAAAGCTAAAGGAAAAACCGGATGTTTTATTGTTCTGACTGAATGGAAAGAAATAAATTTTGAATATTATCTTGTAGATGTTAAGTCAGCAAAAGTAGATGGAGAAAACATTAAAGAAGATACTTTCTATATGTTGAAAGACGGAAAATTTGTAGAAGTAGATTAAGTTGCCCTGGAAGGTGCGGTAACACCAACCAGGACGGTATCTAACTAAGAACGAGTTAGTTAAATACAGGATTATTATAACACAACCTCCTGTATTTGACAAACAAAAATATAACAGGAGGACTTTTTATGCAAAAAAATGGCGAAAATCAGCCACTTTCCAGTGAAATCATTGCTGATCTGGAAGAAAAGCTGATGACAAGAAATGTAATTATCGCTATTCTGGCAGCTGCACTTGCAGTAACCACATCCAGAAGAAAGTGAGGACAAAATGAAAGAGGTGGTAAAGACAATAGGAGAAATATTTGTAGGAATAGGGATGTTTACAGTAATCTTCTCAATCACATGGATGCTTACATCATTTGATGTTATCGGGGTGTTTTTCGTATCAACAGTCTTATTCTCAATGGTGTTTCTTCCTATTATATTAGGAACGGAGGAAAAGTAAATGCAAAGATTAAACAAAGTAAGATTATCCGGCAGAGCCGGGGAAATAGTATTCAGCCACGAACATTACGGAAGATACTATTACAAATTCATGCTGACAGTTATTCGCAAAAGTGGTGCAGTAGATATGTTCCCAATTGTTATAGAAGATTCCATTGTACGTGACAATGATTATAACGAAAAAGAAGTTGTGGTAACAGGAGCAATCAGAAGCATGGACACTTCTAAAAATCCAAACAAGCACCACAATGCAAATTATATTGCAGCTGACGAGGTGGAAATCCTGGCAGAACAGGTTCCGGATGGTGATATAAACGAAGTAGAGTTTATTGCCAGAAGTTGCACGAAAAAGCCATATGTAAAACTTACACCAGTAACGCACAAGAAAGTTTTAAATCTTTTCGTGGCAATTCCAAGAGATTTTTCAGAAAGATCCGACTTTACTCGCTGTACTTTATGGGGAAAAGGTGCTGATCTGGCGGTAGACGTTAAAAGGAATGATTACATTAAAGTAACTGGCAGGTTAATGAGCCGTGATGTTTATGTTAATGGAGAAGAAACGGAAAGTGTATATGAGATTTCCGTAAAAGAAATGGAGAAATTGGAGGATGAAGAATAATAAGAATGAAGTTCAGATATTTGGCGCAATAATGGACATTCAGCCAGGAACGTTTTTCAAGGACGGAGAAAAATTCGTAAGATTCTATATTGGTGCAAAACGTACCAGTGGGAACGTAGATTTGCTTCCAGTAATTGTTAAAGAAAAGCAGACGGAAGGTTTAAAGATTGGAAAACACGCTTATGTTGAAGGGAGATACAGTTCTTCAAACAAACATGAAAGTGGAAAGTCACATTTGATTCTTGAAATCAAAGCGGAAACAATCTGGTGTGGAGAAGGTGATGGGAGCACAGAAGGTGAAAACAAAATCATTCTGGAAGGTTATCTTTGCAAACCGCCTGTGTACCGCCGAACACCAAGAGGAAAAGAAATCTGTGATTTGATGATTGCTTGCAATGAATATGACTTGCGAAGAACAGACTATATTCCATGTGTGGCATGGTGGACAGAAGCCAGAGAAGCTGCTAATTTCAAGGTCGGTGATTACGTAAGCATAATCGGAAGAATCCAGAGCCGGATTTATCAGAAAAAATTATCTGGTGATGAAATAGAGCTTAGAACCGCATACGAGGTATCAGTAAGGAGGATAATCGAACATGAAGGTGGAAGTAAAAAAGATTTCGTTGGAGAATTACAAGAAGTTTCAGAGTAAGTCTGTAGATTTGTTTCCGAGAACAGAGATTTCTGGCAGAAACAGAGAAGGAAAATCCACATTACAGGACGCATATTTGGACGTTCTGACAGGAAAGATGGCAAATGGTACAGAACCTACTTCTATTCGCAGAAAAGAAAATGGCGTGGAAGTTGAAGAAGATATTGTAAGAGAAATTGAGACTGTAATAAATGGAAGGGAAATTACATTAAAGAAAGTAACTAAAAAAGGAAAGAGTTCTTCAAGCACAAGTTACTTTTTGAATGGTGGAGTTAAGTTATCAAAAGCAGATTTTAATGATTTTTTGAAAGAAGAAATTGCTTCACCAGAAACAATCGCCATGTGTAGCAACCCAAGTGTTTTTCTTAATATGTTAAGAAAGTCAACTTCCGATGCCAGAGAAACATTAACGAAAATATGTAAATTCGATATGGAAGAATTTATTAGCAGCAATCCAAGTTTTAAACTTGCAAAAGAAATTATTAAAGATAAAAGTATTAAAAATAAAAGTCCAGAAGAAGCCGTAAAAGCTCTTAGGTCTGACCTAAAAGAGAAGAAAGCTGAATCCAAAAAGACTTCTGATGATATATCCAAATTATCTAAAGAGGAAGATGGACACACATCCATTTCTTCCATGGAATCCAAAAAACAGGAGCTTAATGCGGAACTTTCCAAACTGGAAGAACAGGAACAGATTATTGAAGGTTCAGAAAAAGGCTATGACAGCCTTTCATATGAAATCCGTGGTTTGAAATCTTCCAGGGATGGTCTGGTTAGCAAGGCGAATGAATGGTTAAGAGCCAGACAAAAATTTATTTCTGATACAGTATCCGAACTTATGTTAAAAAAATCAGAAAAGGAATCAAGCATTCGTATTATTGGAATGGAACTGGGCAACCACATAAGGGAAGCACAACAGGCAAAAGCTGACTTGGATAGAGCCAGACAGGACTATCCGAGAATCAAAGAAATGGAGTGGGATGATTCTGAACTGAAAGCTATTGAAGCTGAAACATTCAATGATTCTGATACCATTTGCCCGACCTGTGGACAGGAACTGCCAGAAGAACAAGTTTCCAAACTGAAATCTTCCTTTGAAGAAAAGAAGAAGTTCAGAATTGAAAATGAATTAACCAAAAAGCAAAACTGGGAATCAGCAAAACAGAACCAGTTAAAAGGAACTTGTGATCTTGGAAATTCTGCTTCTGCAAAATTAAAGAAAACTAACGAGGAAATCAGCAAATTACAGTCAGAAATCGGCGTAGCACAGGATGAAGTTGCTGAACTCACTAAACAGATTGAGGAAGAACAGTCCAAGTTTGTGGAGCTTCCGGAATCTGTAGATATGACAAATGATGAAGAATATCTTGCAGTTACAGCTAGAATTGCAGAACTTGAAGAGAAACTGAAATCATTTGATGATGTTCCTGGAAAGAAACAGGAATTGAGAGTTCAGATCAGCAATGTTAAAGAACAAATTTCCGATATGAACGCAGATATCAAGATTGCACAGGCAGCAGTTGTAGGGAAAGAAAAGCAAGTAGCCGAACTGAACGAGAAACTGAGAAAACTTGGACAGGTACAAGCTGATATTGAAAAGAACATTGACACCGTTCTTAGCTTCTCAATTCAGAAAAATAAGGCATTGGCAGAGAAAATCAATCCACATTTTAAACATTTTCAGTTCAGTTTCCTTGATTACACGATTGAGGGAAATCCAGTGGAGACTTGCAAGATGATCTGCAATGGAATTGATTACAACAGCGGATTGAATCATTCAGATAAGATTCTGTGTGAGGTCGATTTACTGAATGGATTACAGGAAATGAATGGGCTGAATATGCCGATTTGGATTGATGATTCGGAGAGCATTGATAAAAGCAGAATCCCTGTATTAGACAGGCAAATGATCGTACTAAGAGTGACGGACGATGATTTGAGAGTGAGAAAAATTTAAATAAAAAGTCAAAAAGCATAGGTGCCGTTGTATGGCAATGAAAGTTGCCACTATACCAAAATATATGATTGTAAAGAACGAAAAATCAAAGAACATCTAAATACAAAAAATCAACGAATAACACAGTATAGAACAATTCTCATTGCTATACACAGGTACCTATGCAGAAACAGGAGGGGAAAATGCTAACAGCAACATGGGGAAAACATTTTTTCAAAGCGGATGCTACAAAATGTGCTTCTGAAATCATGGAAATTTGCGATCAGATGGAATCTGCTACACCACAGCAGATTCTTGAAAAAGCAAGGGATGAAAGCACAGAATTACATAAATGCTTCACATGGGATGATTCCATAGCAGCTGAAAAATACAGAATCCACGAAGCCAGACAGATTATTTGTCAGTTAAAAATCGTGGAACAGGATATTGATGATAAGCCAAAGCCGACAGCAATTCGAGTGTTTTACAAGACAGATGGGAAAAGCGGATACAAGCCAACACAGCTTATTTTAAAACAGCCAGATGAATACGAAGCACTTTTAGAGCGTTGCCGGAATGAACTTCTGTCAGTGAAGCAGAAATACCAGAATATTTCCGAATACGAAGAAGTTTGGGAATTGATTAATTAAATATTGAGGCCGCTACTGTGCTGATATGCCTACAGGAGTAGGAAGAAATCAAACTATATTATGGCACATTATATTGCTAAATAGGACAATACATAATATCACAGAGCACAGCAAAACACCTTATTCTTGTAGGGACATGAGTGCAGTAGCGGCGAAATTCCTACGTTGATATGCCTGTAAAACAGGCAAGTAAAGTACAGGAAAAAACAGAACGCCACAAGACAACACAGGATAGTTCGAAACAGAATATTTGCTTGATTTTACAGGTTTATGAGCGTAGGAAACCACAGCATTTATCAGTCTGCATAAGCGGAACAAAACTTCACGAAAGTATAACACAGTAAAAAAGACAAAAGAATAGCATATGACATTGCAGAATACTTTCACTGTTTATGCAGATCGACAAGTGTTGTGACACTTAATAAAAAATAGCATATGAAACTATAGGAAATAAAACGGAAGAACAACAGATTACACACAGCACTTACCGGATGGGCTGTTTTGTAGGCGGTATAAATCGTCAAGACAGAACACTACAGTACAACACAATACAAAACACAACATATGACTTTTATATCGTCTATAAAGCAGCCCTCTAAAATCTGAATATTGGGTAGGTGACATGAGATGTCACAGCAAAGAACAGGATAGCACATTATATTACAAAACAAGACATTACAGAACACTTCATGTTACCTACCGAGTATTCAACACCAAGTGTATTTAGTTGGCAGTAGAAACTGTCATAATAGGAAACCATAAAATCTTATATGTGAGAACAAAATAATACAGTAAACAATAGCACAACACAAGACAAGCTTTCTACTGCTTGCTAAGTGCATTTGGAGTTTGCACAAAGATTTAAGCGGATTATTTCGCAGAACAGAAAATTGTAGCACAGTTAAGAATAGTACAATATAGAACAAGATAGCACAAAACATTAATTGTATATTGTAAATAATCCGTTTAAGTGTTTGTACAAACAAAAACTATAAATAAAATCATTTATTTTAGGAGGAAAACAACATGGCAAAAAACATCACAATCGAACCTTTAAAGGAAACTACATTAAGAGTTGAGTTAATCGGGGACACAGACCTCATTCTTCACAAGAGAAGCCGCTACTACGAACAGGCTGAATGCTTCAAGCAGTCCAAAGACAAGGGCTTCAAAATGCCAGCTATTTACAATCAGCCCAAGAATGTTTGGGAGGGATTAATCACTGGTATTCACTGGGAGAAACCGATTAATTTCCATGATGAAGATATTTCCCTTTACACAGAGGAAGAGTGGAAAGATTACATGGCAAACAACAGACCTTGCATTCTTACTCAGGCATTCAAGAAGTCATTCACAGAAACATTTATTACTTTCTTCAAGGATTCTACAGGAAAGAAAGGAACAGATATTAAGCGTTCTCTTTCAATCGAAGGCTCTATTTGCCCGGTAAACTTTGAATCTGTTGAGGTAGTAAATAAGATCGTTCCGACCTCTGGAATCAGTGCAAGCCCGGTTCTTTGTAGCAGCAATGTGTTCCATAATTGGCGAACCACCATTGAGGTATCTTGCCCGGACATTGTATTTCCATATGAGACAGTATTACAGCTGATTGAAACCAGCGGAAAGTACATCGGAATCGGAACACAGAGAGCAAATGGAAACGGAAGATATCACATCAACCCGGACAATGTAACAATCATTTAATTAGGTAACTATCGGTGGTATATGAATCCGAATAAAGTCGGAAAACAACAAACCGAACTAATCGAAAGAACAGGATAGAACAATACAGTACATAAAAAACATTTATCCTGTTTCATATGTCACTGAGCATAACTCTTGGGTGCATTCACGGTGGATTAAATTCTTATCAGAATAGGACACTATAACAAACGAGACAATATTAGAGAATAGAACAAAATATAGCAAAACATATCACAAACTGATTTTGACCCACTTTGTATGCACCTAAGAGAAAAATATAAAAAAGAAAAAGGAGAATTAAAATGGCAGGAAAAACACAGTTAGCAACAACAGGAGAACAACAGGCGGCAATTGTAATCAACAACTCATTCATTGATGGATTGGTTAAGCAGCTTGAAAAAAAATGCGAATATGGTCTTTCGTTCCCAAAAGACTACAACCTAAGCAATGCGCTCATGGGGGCGTATCTGATTCTGAAAGAAACAAAAGACAGAAATAATAAGCCAATTCTGGAATCTTGCACATCCACAAGCATTGCAAACAGTCTTATGAACATGGCAACACTTGGTCTTTCAGTGCAGAAAAAGCAAGGATATTTTATTTCTTACGGAAATCAGTGTCAGTTCCAGAGGTCTTACTTCGGAAACATTACAATAGCCAGAAGATACGGAATGAAAGATATTCACGCCGAGATCATCTACCAAGGAGATAAGTTCAAATACCACATTGAAGATGGAAACAAGGTACTTGATTCCCACGAACAGGACTTTATGAATATTGATAATGATAAAATTCTTGGCGCATATGCAGTAGTGCTGATGGAAGATGGAACAAAGCATTTGGAAGTAATGAACATGAAGCAGATCAAACAATCTTGGTTACAGGGCTATGGGTACAAAGAAAACGGCAATGGAACGCATCAGAAATTCACTGACCAGATGGCAAAGAAAACAGTTATCAATCGTGCATTAAAGCAGATTATCAACAGCCACGGTGATGTTTTTGTACAGGAAGCTGACGAGAATACAGAGGATATTCCAAAACAGGATATTATTGAACAAGACGTTGCTTATGAAATTAGTGAGAACGCAAACACAGAAGAATTCATTCCACAACCAGAAGTAATCGAAGAAAAGCCAAAGCAGCCAACCGTAGCCGAAACCGTAAAAACAACAGAGAAAGAACCAGTTCCGGCAGCAGAGCCAGTGGAAACAGAAATTCCGTCATTTATGAGCCAGGAGGAAATGTAGGATGGAAACTTCCACAATTGTGCTTATTATTTTGCTTTCAATAGCACTTTTGGGATGGATAGTAACTTTTATTCGAAAAAATGAATACAATCGAACCAATTTAATTATTCTTTTAAATGTTATTACATATGTGGTACTCATTATAATCCAACTTACAATGTAAAAGGAGAGCCAAAATGAAGCATAAATGTATTAAGACAGCAGTATTAATCACAGGGATTACAGCAATCACAATGTTTAGTGGTTGTTCTTCCTGTAGCAGATCATTAAAATCACTGTCTAGTGATATTGACGGTGGTCTGAATCGTACCGTAACTGTTTACGATTACAACGGCGGTAAAATCAAGTCCTGGTCTGGAAAGTTTGATGTTTCCGAATCAGAGAATGAAGTTTACTTTGATGATTCGGACGGAAAAAGAGTTATTATCCACGGCGGTATTGTTGTGAATGAGGAAAACTGATTTAAAGGAATATTCGGAAAGCGAGGTGATGAAAAATGTTCATGCGAGTAGTAAACACAGGGAGCCAACACGGAAACTGCTATGTTCTGAAATCGAACAGCGGAGAAATGCTTCTTCTGGACTGCGGATGCAGATACAAAGACATTCTGAAAGCTATTGATTACAGAACAAGTGATGTTTCTGGCGTGCTTCTTACCCATGAACACGGTTGAGTGATCACCGTGAATCATTTAAAAATCTGATGAATTTAGGTATTCAGATTTACACCAATGATGAAACTGTGGAACATCTGCAAATCATCACTGGCGAATTAATGAAAGGCGTTCCAGAAAAAAGACCATTTCGGGTTGGCTCGTTTACAGTAATACCGTTCTATTTGCCGCATACTACAAGGGATAAGGACACAGGGCAACTTATTTCATGTTTCAATTATGGGTATATCGTGGAACATGAAGAGATGGGAAAGCTGTTGTACATGACAGACTTTGAATTTTGCCGATACAATTTCAAGGCAATGCGACTGAATCACTTAGTTATTGAGTGCAACTATTGTAAAGAATTGGTTGACAAAACAGCTGAAAATTACACGCACAGGCTTAAAGGGCATTGTTCCTTAGATACTTGCAAAAGCTTGGTGAATACAAACCATACGGCAGCATTACGGACAGTAACATTGGTGCATTTGAGTAATGAAACAGCTGACCCGGAACAGATTTTGAAAGAGATAAAAGAAGCAGTGGTTTGGGATGATGCCCTGGTGCAGATTGCCAGACCTGGACTTGAAGTTAATTTGGACTTATGTCCGTTTTGAAAGGAGAAATAGATGGTATCAATTGAATTAAAAGATTGGAAAGAAGTAACAAAAGGAATTTATGTAAATCCAATTTCTGCAAATGCAGCTTATGAAATTCATATTAAATACTGGGACATGAAAACAGATATTCTTTCTGCAAATGCCGAACTTTATATAGTGAGAGATTGGCATGAAAAAGACGGAAGAAACATCAGAGAAAGAGAAATACTGCTTGATTATGCATCTGTTATGGATTGTATTTGGAAAGCAGTTGAAGATGATAAGGAAAACAATTCGACTGAATAATTGAAAGGAGAAAATTAATGCCAAAAAAATTTAGAAACTATGTAATTAAAGGACAGGAGCATGTAGACCGTAAAGCAGGAAAAACAATTCCTTCAACTAGTGCATGGCGCTCAGTAAGAGATATGCTTCCAGAAGCTCCAACTGATGATACCGCATGTTTGTATTATGTAAAGCTGAAAAACTCTGAAAGAATCATCATGCTTGCATATACTGGAAATGGCGAATGGACTGACACAGAAGGAAAAGAATACAAAGGTATAGAGACATGGCTTGAATATATGCCAAAAGAACATCCGATAGTCGAAAGAAAAACTTTCTTAAATGAAGATATTTTGAAAGCTATTGTTTCTGATTATATGGAAAAAACTGAAGGAGTTACGGTTAATACAAATAATGTATTTTTTAAAGTAGGAAGAAGATCTGTCGGCTATGGAATTAGTGAACATGAGGAATTGGTATTTATTGGATGTGATGTGATAGCTATAGGGGAGGGAAATTGAAAATGAGCGTATTCAGCGTGCCAGTAACGATTGGTGTTAATGAGGAAGAAATTGCCAAGGAAATCCGAAAAAATGTTGAGGACAGGGTAGTTGATAAAATCGCCAAGGAAATCAAAGGAGTTATTTATAAAAAAGAGTTATATGGTAGCAGAGAAACCAATGAGCCGTTGTGTAGGATGATACATTCTCATATTACCGAGATACTAGAAAAGAACGAAAGCGTGATCGTGCAGGAAGCAGCAAAATCCTTGGCAGATAAGATGATTAAAACCAAGGCTGTGAAAGAAGCAATAAAAGAAACTATTGAGAAAGTCAAGGAGGATTAGCTATGGGAAATATGATGAGTTTAAATATCAGTGACGATGTAATAAAAGCAGCAATACAGGAAGAAGTTCATGCCGGAATCGTAAAGGCATTAGGCGAACCATCTGTTATTGTTCGTGATGCAATAAAAACAATGACGAATAAATATGTTAATGAACGTGGCGAATTTGTAGGTAAAGACAATTGGAGAGCAAAACCATATTTTGATTGGCTCGCAGAAGATATTGTAAAAACCACAGTAAAGGAGGAAATTGAAAAATATGTAAATGAAAATCGTGAGGAATTTGCAGAAGAGATAAGAAAACAGCTAAAGAGTGCAGATTTCAGAAAGAATATTGTTGCTTCTTTTTTACAGGCTATTGTTAAGTGTACAGAATCCGAATGGAAAATGCCGATTGATATTTCATTTGAAAAATCAAAGGAGGATGATTATTAATGAAAATCTTCTTAAAAACACTTGACAAACTGAAAAAGCCAGAACCTTCCGAACAGGAATGCAAGTACGATAAAGGATGGAATGATGCAATCAAGAAAGTTGAAGAACTGATTTGTTCCTACAGTCCTGCGGATATTTGGATTCCAACAGATGTGAAGTTACCGCCAGAGCCAGATGTGAGAGAAAGCCCAGAAGATAAGATAAAATACAACGTTACCATAAAAGACGCCGAGTTACCAACAACCCTTACATATTTAGGCGGTGGAAGATGGGGCATGGTAGAAGAACACGGAATTGCATATTACCCAGTCATTGCATGGCAACCAATGCCACCAGTATACAAACCAGGGAGGTAACACCATTGGAAATAACAATCGGAATCGGCACAGATGAAATTAAAGAAATCATCATGGAGCATATCAAAACAAAAGGATTCAACGTAACAGAAGATGATATTTCCTTTGTTATCGGGAAAGAAGAAACTGTAACAGGAAATACAAAGAAAATCAAACACGCACTTATTAGATGCGACATTCAGATTGAGAGGTGATTGTATGGGATTTAATGTAGTTGTATTATCCGGGCGGCTGACAGCTGACCCGGAAATACGAATGGGAACTAACGACACTAAGATTGCCAGATACACATTGGCGGTTGATAGAGAAAAAAGAAAGAACACAGAGCGTAAAGCCGACTTTATACCATGCGTAGCACTTGGAAAGAATGCAGAATTTGTTGAGAAATTTCTGAAAAAAGGAATGAAAATTAATATTAGAGGGAAATGGCAGACTGGAAGTTATACGAACCAAAATGGTGAAAAAATATACACAAATGACTGTTTTGTGGAATCACATGATTTTGCAGAAAACAAAGGTCAGACAGAGAATCCACAGAAACCAGATACACGACCAGTACCGCCGCCGGAACCTAGTTTCATGGATGTGCCAGATTTAGGCAGTATGGAAGATGAATTTCCGTTTAGTTAGGAGTGATTAAATGGTACAAACAGGACAGATTATTTATTTTAGCAATCAGAAAATGATGTGCTTTGATGTTGAATCTATTGAGGATATTACTGAACCGACAGAACAAATAGAAACTACATCGGTTTATGGCGAGACAAGAACGTATGCGTTGGCAATGATGAATCCAACAACTCTTTACGTCACTGGAAAGGAACTTGTAAAACTTGACCCAACAACCATGAAACGCATTGCCAGATATAATCTTGAAGAAGAGAATAAATCTCTTTTAGAAGAAATCGCAGAAAGAAAAAAGGTTATTGATGATCTCGAACAGAAAGAACAGGTTTTGCGTGACAGGTTCAGAAAGGCAATAGCTGCATTCAAAGAAATCATGGAAAATGGTTACTATGATGAGGGCGAAGATGAATACGAGAGTGAATGGGAGTGATTAAATGAAACCAGTTTTAGAAACAAAATCTACATACAAAGGTTATCCATATGTGGTCCTGTTTATGCCCGGAGCATACAGATGCGGATACGTTGGAGTACCTTACAGTCACAAGTTAGCGAAGAAAAGTGTTGACGATTTATGGTATCTTGACTGTCATGGTGGAGTTACTTATGCAAAATCACATTTATATGATTGTGATGATAAAGATACATGGTGGATTGGATTTGACTGTGCTCATTGTTTCGATGGTTATGATATTGAGAAAGCAGAACAGTATTTCGGGGAAGAGCCAGAGTTTAAGAAAATGTTTAAAATAACGGGTGGTTTCTGGCGAGAATTAAATAAAGAACCAGAAATCAAAATTCGCTCACTTGCTTATGTCAAAGATGAGTGTAAGAAACTCATTGATCAGATTGAAAAGGAGTGATGCCTGGTGGATTATAGTAGAGTTTTCGCTATGAAGCGAGAACGAGAGAATCGAATAAAAAGGATATGTCCAAGCATTCCATATTCTAGTGGTATATACGTGTTTTACCGAACTGACGAAGCCGGAATAAACCGAGCGTATTGTGGACAGGCAGTCAACCTTTGCGAGAGATGTGCGAGCCATTTAGGGGAATACGATCACATAGCATTAAGCCTTAAAAAGCATAAGTTTTACAGTGAAAGTAATCCTACTGGTTGGAAACTTTCATATAGAACATGTAGAAAGGATGAACTTGACCAGAAAGAAATTGAAACAATCAAGGCTTTTGCAGATAAAGGCTTCCAGATGTACAACGTTACAGCTGGTGGCCAGTCAGCTGGAAAGCAAGTAACAGGGCAATATAAACCGCCCAAGACATACAGACAGGGAATTCAACAAGGCAAAATAACCCTTGCGCGAGAATTAAAACACATCATTGATATTCACTTAAATGTATCAATCAGACCAGAAAAAGCAAATAACAAAGTATCTATTAAGGCGTTGGAAAAATTCAACGACTTACTCAACGAAGAAAATTATCACTGATTCTAACACACCAGTAGTTCTACTGGCTAAATTCCAAAGATAAAAAATAAAAAAATGAATAGAGGTGAGTTTTGTGTCAGAAAACACAAACGAATGTGTAATTGAGTGGATTCCCGGAAGAGATTATGTAGGACTTACTGCTAAGAATGGGAGTACCTGGAAGAACAGATGTGAGGAATTAGAAAAGGAATTTCCAGACGATGTAAAAATTCTTGCCAGAAATAATGATGGATCTATTTTCGCTCACTTGCCGTATTCCTACATTAAAATCAATCCACCGAGAAAATATTCCGATGAAACAAAGAAGAAAGCTGCGGAAAGATTAAATAAAATGCGTGTAGAAAAAAGCAATACTGCGGAAGAAAATCCGTTTTGCCTATGAATTACCGTCAGAGAAAATATAATGAGGGGCAATCTGCTAGAAATGATATTTACAGATTTCTTGTCAAGTATTTTGAGAAACACGGATATATGCCTTCTTATGAAGAAATTATGGATGGAACAGACCTTACAAAATGCACTGTCCAGAGACATATGCGGCAATTGGAGATGGATTCTCTGATTGCCACAGAACATCCGGGAATATCGAGAGCATACCGTTTGACGGAATACAGATACGAAAGGGAAAAATATGGGAAGCAAATTAAAGATGAAAGCACCAAAGAAAAATAGGGTGCTGGCTTGTGACAATCAAATGTCACAGGCATTCGCCAGAGCCATGCAGAACTCACGTAAAGAGTTGGAAATCATGCAAGATCAAGCCTATAACGATGGATTCAATACTGGTGATGACTGGGCGAATACGATCAATTCCGTAACTATGATGTTGGCATTAAGAAAACTGCATGGATTTTCAACCAAAAGGCTTTTAGACGTAATCAATTGTGCAAATGAGTTTGTGGGACAAGCGAACCGTGGCGAAAGAAGCTTTATGAGCATGATTGAGGAATTGGAATCTGAAACAGATGTAAGAATCCCAGATTTGAATAAAGAATTGGTTAGAAGATTTGGAGTGTAAATATTATGGATTTAGAACAAAAAGCAATTGAAAGAATCCGGCTTGCGTCTGATCTCTCGTTGAAACATTATAACAAACCACTTGTATGTGAGTATTCCGGCGGAAAGGATTCAGATGTGCTTCTTGAACTATTCAGAATGTCTGGAATCCCGTTTGAAGTACATAACTCACATACCACTGTTGATGCACCGCAGACAGTAAGGCATATCAAGAATACGTTTTCTGAATTGACGGACAAAGGCATCAAATGCGAGATTGATTATCATGTGCAGGAAAACGGCAACCGTCTTACAATGTGGAATCTTATTCCAAGAAAACTAATGCCACCTACCAGAATTGTTCGGTATTGCTGTTCAGAACTGAAAGAAGGTGGGAATCCTAACAGAATGATTGCAACAGGCGTTAGATGGTCTGAAAGTAGCAAGAGAAGTAATAGAAGCCCATTTGAAGTATTAGGACAGACAGCAAGCAAAAGTATCGGCGTTTCTGATGAGAAAATGCTTATAACCGATAATGATTGTACTAGAAGATTATTTGAAAATTGCCAGATGAAAGCAAAGACAGTAGTTAATCCAATTATTGACTGGACAGATCAAAATATCTGGCAGTTCATTGGTGAAAAAGATATTCAGGTATGTGAGCTGTACCAATGCGGATATAATAGGTTAGGTTGCTTAGGCTGTCCGCTTGCATCGAAGAAGCAGAGGGAAAAGGAAATGTATGATTTCCCAAAATACAAGCAAGCCTATATACGTGCTTTTGACAGAATGATTGAGGAACGCCGGAGACGTGGAAAAGATACGAAGTGGAGTTGCGGCGAAGAAGTTTATCTATGGTGGATGCAAGATAACAACGTAGTTGGTCAGATGGAATTATCTGATTTTATTGAGTATTAAAATCATGTACCAACTGCACAATAGCGTGCCAGTTGCTTACATGGGGAAAGTGAGGAAAATGAAAAAGATATTAGACGCATGCTGTGGAAGCCGAATGTTTTGGTTCGATAAAGAGAATCCAGATGTGCTGTTTTCAGACAATCGAGAGGTCCACACAACGCTGTGTGACGGGAGAGAACTTCTGATAAAGCCTGATATAAATATGGATTTCAGAAATATGCCGTTTGATGATGAAACATTCAAAATTGTAGTTTTTGACCCACCACATTTGATTAATGCAGGAAGCAGTTCATGGCTTGCTCTGAAATACGGAAAATTGCCAAAAGACAGTTGGAAAGAATATTTAAAAGCCGGTTTTAATGAATGTATGAGAGTGTTAGAAACTGATGGAATTTTAATTTTTAAATGGAGTGATGAGCAAATTTTATTTTCAGAAATATTGAAATGCTTTGGCACTAAACCGCTGTTAGGAGATAAACGCGGGAAGACCAGATGGGTAATTTTTATGAAGTAGGAGGACATAATGACAGAGCAGGAAAAGAAAGAACTTCTGGACGAACTTGAAAAGCGCATGGACGAAAAATACAAAGGTTGCCTTACCAGAGAAGATATCGCAACCACATTAAAACACCGAGAGAAAAGTGGTTCAGAGACGAGAACGGAATTGGAAGAGGTTCTCTGATGGCGAATGCTTTTGATTCTTCCATTATCTCATGGCAGGTTTGGGAAACAGTCAGAAAATTGACTTGCGTTATCTGCGGCAAGCAGTATGTTAGACAGCTCGCAAATGTAGAGAATGCGGATGAGATTGCAGAGAAGCTTTGCCAGTTCGTTTATGATTTAAAGATGGATTTCAAGAAACAGGAGGACGAAAAATGTTAATTCCAACAGTACCGGCTAAAGAATTTAAAAAATTTGGTTTCAAGAAATGTGCAGGAGAGTATGGAAAATCAGAATGCTATTACCTTTGTGTCTCCAGAGGAATCAAAATGCTTTTCGTGAGCAATGAATATTTTGATGTAAATAACTGGAAGGATGATGATCCGAGGATTCATAAAAAACCAAATTGCAAATACAGAGATAAAAGAACATATCTTGATATTATTTATGAATTGATAAAAGCAGATATGCTAAAGAGTAAATTTGATAAGGAGGACGAAAAATGTTAATCAGAAGTCAGGATAAAACAGCGCTGGTAAAGTTTGAAAACATTGTAGTCAATCTAAAACTCCCAGATTCGTTGAATGTTATATGTTGGAGTTTGCATGATGCACAGAGAAGTGGAGGATATTTTATTTTAGGAAAATATTCCACAAAAGCAAAAGCCATGAAAGTACTGGATATGATTCAGGAAGCCTATGGGGATTCGGAATACACAAAATATGTAATTCCAGAAGTATGTAGGATATTAAGTATGAATCCAAAAACGGAAGAAAACAAAGCGCATGCAGGAGAAATTGGAGAAATGCTTAAAAAAGGAATGACGTTCCAGATGCCAGAGGATAGCGAGGTGGAAGCATGAAGTACAGAAAGAAGCCAGTTGTAATTGATGCACTTCAGTGGACTGGTAAAAATAAGCGAGAAATGTTCGATTTTATGACGGACTATCAGTGTACAGACCAGTACGTGTCGGCAGAAGGTAAGAATTTCTATATTGACCATTGGAAGGTTCTGGGTGGATTGGTTATTAAGACACTTGAAGGCGAGCATCTTGCAAACATTGGAGATTATATCATCAAAGGTGTTCACGGAGAGTTCTATCCGTGCAAACCAGATATATTCAGAGAAACTTATGAGGAGGTGGAAGAATGAGAAGAGTACGGTTCAGATTAGAACAATACAAAGATGAGATAGAAAAGAAATCACAGTATAAGCATGGACTTCCAGGGAGTGCGCTGGATATCGTGAATACTCTTCTGAGCGATCTGGAACAGGACGAGAAAGAAAATGGTTGGATTCCGGTAAAATATCATCAGATATCAGAAAAAGAACGTGCAGAAGAATCCATTTCAAAAAATATACAGTATATGCTTGACTGCAAAATGCCAGATGATGGACAAGAAATATTGGTTACTAATGGAGAAACAACATGGCAGGATACAAGCTTTATTGATTGTGACGGATATTATCTTGATAGCAATTATGATTGGATTGATATTACGGCATGGCAGCCGCTTCTAGAACCATATAAGGAGGACTAAGAAATGCGGTTAATTGACGCAGATAAACTAAAAAAAGACATACTGCTTCAAAATATCTTAGGAGAACCAATACAGAAGATTATAGACAGATATATACATATTGTGGACAAGCAACCGACAGTTTTTGATGTGGAAAAGGTTGTGAAGCAGTTAAAAGATTTAAAGGCGATGTATTGGTTTTCAATAGCAAACACAGGAGATAAAAAGTTAGATATTGCTTATGAAAACGTAGGAAATGCATTGGACGAAGCGATTGAAATTGTGAAAGGTGGTAGAGTAGATGATTGATCTGGCAAATAAATGCGTATTAGTCAGAACACATGAAGAGTATGAAAATATTCTAAAAGTAGCAAAGAAACAGGGATATAGATGGTACGGCGTAAAAGAAGCGTATCCATATCCCTTTGAAGAACAGCGCATCCCGGATATATTAAAGTTCTATAGCAATAAAGAACTAGCAAGAAATGCCAGCCTTGAATCGGGATATGAATTAGTAGAAGCGTCAGACGTAACTAAAGATGAGAAGGAGCTCAAGGATGCTATAAACCTTGTCAGAACATTCACTAAATACCCAGACAGAACAGCATTGACGGACTCATTTATTGAGTCCTTGAAGTTACTTGCAGATACTGTAGAAAGTCAGATGGAAGAGGTGAAGTAGATGGAGAGATTAACAGAGTGGATTGACGATGGTGAACATCGACAGGCAATTCCAAAAACTGACATTAGAAGCAACGGTTATAACAAATGCTGTAATAAACTTGCTGAATACGAAGACTTAGAAGAACAAGGATTGCTTGTGAGATTGCCAGATGATTTAAACAGAATATTGTATCAAGTAAATTATAGATGGAAATGCACTAAATACGGTGAGGAAAATAATAAATGTGAAATCTATGATTGTAAATGTGAATGTGATATCAGGAAAGAATATTATATAGCCGAAGTTGATTTACAATATATTCCGATTAAAAGTTATTATAATTGTCTTGGCAAAACAGTATTCCTCACCCGTGAGGAAGCCGAGAAGAAGCTGGAGGAACTCAAAAATGAAATTTAAAGAATTTGAAAATTGGTGCAATGAAAGAGCCTGTGATGGATGTTGGGGAATGCTAACTGCCATGGTGTGTATTGATTTAATCGGCAAGGTTAAAAAAGCCCCATTTTGAAAAAGAGAAAAATTCTGGAAAGAAAATTATGAGCAGCAGGTGTTGGAAGAGATTATTAATCCGATAGAGAAGAAGTTGGAGGAGATGAAGAATGCATAGACATTTATGGACTAAATACTATCATCACAGAAGAGGATGGGTGTACAGATGTATTATTTGTGGAAAATTATGGGGGATGGAAGGAGAAAATGGACGTTAAAGAAGCAAAAGACATATTATCCGATATGAGAGACCAGCATTTATGTTTCTTGGGGAATTCGGAAATCAAAGATGAATGGCAGAAGAACTATCTCAAAGAAGCATGGGCGTGTGATTCTGGCGCAAAGGCTCTTGCCGGATTAATCACAGGGATAAAGATTGGCAAAGGTATTATCGCAGATAGCATTCAGCACTACGGCAAAAACAATCAAAGCACGGTCTGTATGGAAGAATGCGCAGAACTTATCCAAGCAATCAGTAAGGCAAAGCGCGGAAAAATCAACCGTGATAACATGATAGAAGAAATTGCAGATGTGTTGATCTGCATCGAAATGTTAAAGCAAATGTACATGATTTCCGATGAAAAAATCAATAAGTGGATTGAGAAGAAACAGGCGAGAGAGGTAAAAAGAATTAGTCAAAAAGAATTATTATAGCTGCATCGTCAAAACAATTGTATGGATTTTAGCCGCTGTTACTGTGTCTATTAGAATTTATTACATTGAAAACGCATTGTGCTTATGTGCATTTTGGATTCTATTTATAGTCTGTTCATACTATCAAAAATAACAATCTGGAGGCGAAAATATGAAAATTCCAAAAAGGCGAAAATTATCAAAAGAAGAGCGCATGAAAGTATATGAAAAATGCAAAGGGTATTGCGCTTACTGTGGTTGCGCATTGGAATATAAAGATATGCAAGTAGACCACGTAAATCCTATACGTTGTGGCGGAGAGGACGATATTTCCAATATGCTTCCTGCGTGTCGCTCTTGCAATCATTACAAATCAGCTTTAAAACCAGAAGAATTTAGAAAATATCTTTCTGGGATTCCAAAAAGACTTATGAGGGATAGCATTCCGTTTCAAGTAGGAGAAAGGTTTGGAATTGTTAGAATTGTTACAGATGATGTGACTTTTTATTATGAAAAAATCAAAAATAAAAATAGAAATAGGGAGGATTAATCATGAATAAGAAAGAAATCACAGAGATCAAGAAGCAGTTTACACCAGCCAATTGTGCAATCACACGCATTTGTGGTTGTTATGTGGATGCAGAAAAAAATAAGAAAACCAAAATTAAAGAAGCTTTCCTTTCCCTTCCAGAGGAAGAAATGTTTAAGTATTTTGACATTTTCAAGAAAACCATGTCTGGCAGACTTGGAAAAAGCCTTATGAATCTTGAATTCCCATTAGCACAGGAAAAAGAGGGTGGAACACAGGAATTTCTTATGCGGATCAGAGCAAGTAAGCTTAAAGATGATGATCTTTTGGATGAGTTTTACGACAAAGTGATTGAAAATTACGATTATCCAGAAAATTACTACATAGTTCTCATTCATGCAGTATATGATATTCCAGGAAAAGCTTCTGATGGAACCGAAATGCACGATGCATCAGAAGAAATTTATGAACACATTCTGTGCAGCATTTGTCCAGTAAATCTTTCAAAGGCTGGGCTTAGCTATGATGTGGCTGAAAATAACATCAAAGGCAGAATTCGTGATTGGGTAGTCTCAAGACCAGAAACAGGATTCTTATTCCCTGTATTCAATGACAGAAGTACTGATATTCATGGAACTTTGTATTTCAACAAAAACATAAAGAATATTCATCCAGACTTCATCGAAAACGTTCTTGGCACACCAATTCCACGTATACCCGGCAATGAGATCAATGTCTTTTCAGATTTTATCATGGACAATTTCGAAGGAAATACAACATTCAATTTCACTGAAAGCCTAATTGAATCTTTGCAGGAAGTAAGAGAACAGAAGAAAGACAGCCCGGAGATGATAACTGTATCATGTGACGAAATGGAACAGATTTTTGAATATTGCGGAGTTCCAGGCGAGAAGTTATCAGATTTCAAGGAAAACTGGGAAACGTATTTCAGTAATGAGCCTGCTGCACTTGACAATATCCACAATTCAAAAACTGCAAAAATTGTAACACCAGATGCAACAATCTGCATCCAGCCGGATAAAATTGCTCTGATTGAATTGAAAGAAATAAACGGCGTTCCATCTCTTGTGGTTCCGGTAAATGGAGAACTGAAAATCAATGGAATTGAAGTTGAATTAAAATAAACACTTTTTAAAAATCCAGAGATTGGAGAAAGGAATTTCAAAATTGGCAAATAAAAGAATGTTCACAATGAAAATTGTTGATACAGATGCTTTCCTTGATATGCCGTTATCAACACAATGTCTTTATTTTCATCTAAACATGAGAGCGGACGATGATGGATTTATTGGAAACCCAAAGAGGATTGAAAAAATAATAGGTGCTAATGATGATGATTTGAAGCTTCTGATTGCCAAGAGATTTGTTATCTTGTTTGATGATGGCGTGATTGTTATTAAGCATTGGAGAATGCACAACACCCTGTCTAGAGACAGATATATAGAAACTTCATACACTGACGAAAAAAAGAAACTGCTATTGAAAGATAACGGAAGTTACTCACTGACAAATGGAAATTCTATTGATGATACCAAACTAATAGAGCGTTCAAACAGGCAGACGCAGAAAAGACGCAAAATAGACGAACAAAAGACGCACTCAGATAAAGATATAGGTTTAGATAAAGATTTAGAATTAGATTTAGATACAGAATTAGATAAAGATAAAGAAAAAGATATAAATGATTTAATAGTATCTAAAGATACTATTCGTCAGACTGACGTCCAACGAATCATTGATGAATGGAATACTCTGGAAGAATTTGGTATTACTCCTGTAAAAAGAATGACACCAAAACGAGAACAAGCAGTGAAAGCCAGAATCCGCCAAAACTGTGTTGAAGATATTCTGGAAGCAATTGAAAATATTCGGCGCAGCACATTCTTACAAGGGCAAAATAAAAATGGCTGGATGGTTACGTTTGACTGGTTTTTAAAGCCTGGAAATTTCGCAAAAGTATTTGAAGGACAATACATGGACAAGTCTACGAATAGACCATGCAGCTACATGGAGAAAATCCAAAACAGGGTAAGCGAGGTGGACAATTGGGTATGACAAGAGAAGAATGGGCGGTACTCGTAAAAGCAATGAAAGCTGTGTACACTTCTCCATCATTTCTGCCAGATCAATATGCTTTTGATACTTGGTATGGACTTTTGAAAGACCTAGATTACAAGCTTTTAAGTTTCGGATTAAAGAAATATATGCAGACGGAATGGAAAGAGCCATCAATAGCCGCATTAAGAGAATGTGCCAATAGCATTGCGCCACAATCCACAGAATTGAACGAAACGGAAGCCTGGGAAAAGGTATCCAAGGCAATCCGAAATTCCGGGTATCATGCAGAAGAAGAGTTTGCTAGGTTGCCGAAATTAATACAAAAAGCTGTTTCAAGCCCAGGACAGCTTAGGGAATGGGCGTTATCTGAAAATGTGGATGGCACATGGTTGAGTGTAGTTCAATCAAATTTCCAAAGGACTTACCGGGCAGAAGTACAAAGAGAACAAGAACGAAGAAAACTAAGTCCAGACCTTTTAAAAATTATAGATACTGCCAGATTGGGAGGTGCGGAAAATTGCCAGATAGAAAACCATGGAGAGAATTAAAAAGCACTGAAATTATAGGCTTAAAGCGGAGACAATGCTCAAAATGCGACTATTACAGCAAGAGCGAAAATGCATGGAGTACAAATGCAACCTGTGATTATATCTTGATCGAAGAACATAGCAGAGGATGTGATCCGAGGGATTGTGTTAAAACTGGTATCTTCAAGAAAAAATCGAGAGGAAAATCAAGAGTAAAGCGAGTGATTTTATGAGGAAGATTAGCGAAATGTATAAGCGGTCTGGCGGTACAGCTTATCAGCATATCTGTTCCGATTGCAGATTCTTCTATGGTGATAAGCATCCGCGGTGTTTACAATACGAACTGGAAATTGATTGGAACCCAGATTATATAGCTTGCAAATTTTACAATCTGGAAGAATCTCAGATTGATGGACAGGTCAATATATTTGATTTGTTGTAAAACGTGATAATTGTATACTTAAAATAGTGCAGAATCGTTCAAAAGAGAATAATGGTAGAAATTATAGGGCATACAAAAGATAAAGAAAAACAGCGCTTAAAACGAGATAATTATATGGAGGGACAATTAATGGAAAAAGCTATATTGTATGCCATAAACGAAAGAATGTTCTCACTTGGTCTGATAGATGAGAAAACAAGAGATAAAATTAAAGCTGAAATCAGCATTAGAAAGTAACGACAATGTATTGAGTGGATTTATATGAGGTGTTATACTTTATATGATTCCACTCCCTGTTTATTAAGGGAGAAATGCACTATGAATATTTATTATGTCAGAGAAAAATTAAGAAATTGCTCTATTTACGACATTGAACTAAATGTTGCTTATTATGCCAGGGTTTCTACTGAAAAAGTTGAACAGCAAGCATCCATTAAGCACCAGGAGGAACATTTTGAAGATCTGATACATTCTAACAACAGATGGAAGTTTGCTGGTTCTTACATTGATGATGGTATTTCTGGAATACATGCGGATAAAAGAGAAGAATTTCAAAGAATGCTCAGAGATGCAAAGCTCGGAAAAATTGACATGATTATTACGAAAGAAATTTCAAGATTTGCACGAAATACTCTTGACAGCATCCAATATACCAGGGAATTGTTATCTTATGGCGTATGCGTGTGGTTCCAAAACGATGGAATTAACACTATTGATGATGATAGTGAGTTCCGACTTACTATTATGGCTGGGGTAGCGCAGGACGAAATCCGCAAGCTTTCTTCAAGAGTAAAATTTGGACACGCACAGTCAATCAAAAATGGTGTTGTTCTCGGGCACAGAATGTATGGATACTCAAACAATCAAGGAAAGCTCGAACTGGTTCCAGAAGAAGCGGACATGGTTCGAATGATTTTTCAAGATTACGCTTCCGGAATATCTACGCCAAGAATAGAAAAAAAACTTTGGGATATGGGATACAGAAGTTTCAAAGGTGGGAAAATCAACCGGGATGTCATAAAAAATATTATTCGGAATCCAAAATACAAAGGATACTATTGTGGAGGAAAAGTAAAGGTTGTCGATATGTTCACCAAGAAACAAGAATTTCTTCCACAGTCAGAATGGATAATGTTTAAGGATGATGGTTCCAGAGTACCGCAGATCATTGATGAAACTACCTGGGAAAAGGCAAACGCATATTTAAGAGAACGTGGAGAAGCCATAAAATCAAGAAGAACCTCTTTTAAAAACGAAAATATTTTCACTGGAAAACTTTTCTGCGCAAATGACGGAGCTCCATACTGGATGAAGCAGCATTATATTCGAGGAAAAGAAGATGTTCGATGGGTATGCAGTTATAAGATAAAAAACGGAGCAGCTTCATGTGATTCATTTGGACTGGCAGAATCAGAACTGAAAGAAATAATTGCAGAATTGATAAATAAATCTTCTGAAAACATTGATAGCATTTTGGAGGAATATTTTGAAATTTTGCAGTCCTCGATCAAAAACATTCCAGACAATAAAAACGAAATCTCACGACTTGAAAAACAGATTGATCTGTTAAAACAAAAACGTGAAAAAATACTGGAATATAATCTGGATGGAAAAATATCTGATGATGAATTTATTTCAAGAAATAAAGAATACGTGAAGCAGATAAAGCAGATTGAGAGCCATATTCTAGAAATCCAAAATGCCAAAAGTCCAGAGCCAGTAGAAATACAATTAAGTGCTATTAAAGAACAGTTAGAAAAGTTTAAGGGCGTTAATCCAAAAGACATTAACAGGCAGATTGTCAATGAACTTTTTGAAAAAATTACCGTGGAACCGTTGGCGGTTACATGTGCAACACTGACATTTCAATTAAGGTCTGGAAGCCTTGAAAAATGGGGGTTTCCCTTGCGCTGTTCTGACGATATGATTTTTACTCTACATTCAGAACAACACAAGATATTTAGTAGGAAAACTTGCATTAAGACACAAGATATGGTATTTTTCAAGTATAAGTACCTTTTAGCACTATAAGAGAAAAAATGGGAGTGGAATCAATGATACATACAGCTTATGACGTAATGAAAGAGTTTTTAATCACGGATGCAGACCTTGAAGGTAAGTACGGAATCCCGAAAATTCAAAAGACTTTTATTCATCCCGGCAAAGATACTGTAGACTTTACGGAGAGCTTTAGCCGGAAGATTAAGAACCACCGGGAACTGGATGTAAACTTCTATGTGGACGATGTACAGTTTCAAAGATTATGGAATCAGCCAGACAAGTATATAGAGCATTTAAAATGTTTTCATGCAGTCATTATGCCAGATTTCAGCATATCGGTAGGAAAGAATGGAATGCCACTGGCAATGTGCTTGTGGAATAAATACCGCAATCACGCGTTGGCTCACTACATGATCTTGAACGATATTCCTGTAATTCCGAACGTAAGCATATTACCGGAATACTGTTGGGACTGGTGCTTTGATGGACTGCCGGAGGGAAGCACAGTTGCCTGTTGTACCAATGGAAGAGTAAAGAGTAGGGCAGCACGGTTGGAATTTTGCGTTGGTTTCAAGGAGATGGAACGGAGATTGAAGCCGCTTCGAGTTATCATTATTGGAAGAATCCCGGAAGAACTGGAAACAGACACAGAAATTATAAACTTTGAAACCAGGAATCAGAAGATTAATAAGGAGGGCGTGAATGGGAACAACGACTGATAATTACCAGAGAAAGAAGAAACTTTCCAAGTCCCAAATGAAGCGGACTGAACGATTAGAGAAATCATCCCACAGAAGATATGGAACACGGAAGAAAGAAGGATTAAATAAATTGTGAATTTTGAATCATTTAAAACTTTACGCTATAGAAATATTTGTGCAAAATTAAAATTTAAGTGGCAGCTAGAAAATGAGAGAATTTTTCTGGTTGCCACTTTTTTATGGATTTCCTTGATTTTAGGCCGCCAAAATGATGTTGGAATTTGGAGATTATTCATAAGTTAGTTGCAACTATTGAAGTCTTGAACAGCTGCGACTTTTCCGCCGGCACAAATCAACCAGGGACAGCACCGGGAACCGATACAGCGCCGAGCTGATGAAGCCAGGAAACCACCCG